CAATCGCAATCGTGCCAGAAAGGTCACTGGATTGCAGCGAGGACATGGACACGTTTGTGCCATTGCCACGCAAGTATTGACCGCTTGTGACTGAGCCAGCCAAAGCATTAAGTGCAGCAATTTGACTAGTTGCTCCAGTGCCACCGTTGGCGATGTTTAGCGTGCCCGCAAGCGTGACAGCTCCAGTAGTAGCAGTGCTCGGAGTAAAGCCAGTTGTACCAGCAGAAAATGAGGCAACTTGAGAAGTTCCACTGCCGCCACCAGTGATTTGAGCGGTAGTAAGGTTTGTTATACGACCTTTTGAATCAGTCGTAATTACGGGCACCACAGTGCTTGACCCAACTGCGCCAACAGGAAGCCCTGCAATGTCAGCCAACTGAGCAGTGCTCAGGAAGCCACTGCCATCAAGCTGGGGAACCTTGCCTGCTATAGCCAACTGAGTCAAATCGGACGTAGCAACTGCTCCAATAACGCTGGGCGTAATCTGAGCAATCTGCGCTGACGTGAGAGCGGGAATCTGGGTCGTTGAAATCAGTCCACTGCCGTCTAATTGAGGCACCTTGCCAGCAACAGCAAGTTGAGTAAGATCTGCTGTGGCAACTGCACCAATTCCAGCAGCAGTCACCTGAGCCGTTGTGAGGTTTGTGATTTGACCCTGCGTGTTCGTGGTGATCACGGGGATCACAGATGCGCTGCCTGCTGTCAGTGCGGATACTCCAGTGGTCGTAATCGAAAATGTGTTGCTACTCAGTGATAGACCAGTCCCAGCAAAATATGCTGTAGAAGCGGCAGCAAACTGAATGAATACAAGATTGCTTGATCCAAATACAACTGGAGCAGGCGTTTGCTGTACCCAAGCCGTGTTTGCAATTGATCCATTTAGAACAAGAACAAAATCACCCGCTTGAACTTCATTTGGTGCAGATCCACTTGTGTCGTAATCAGTTGCACGGGTAAGGATGTACGGAAGCGTAGATCCGTCCCCTTGGCGAGTTACCGTGTAAATTCCATTCTCAATCTGGCTAGACTGATTCTTGACCAAGATACGTTGACCAGCAGAAACCGTTGTGCCATCAACATCAAGCGCAACATTGGTTGTTCCAGTGAGTGTTGCGTCTACTCCAACTCCAGCACCTCCAGGTTGATTATAGCTGGCAGCAGGAGAAAGAGCCGCAATTGTGGCGTAATCACAGGCTTCATGGAAGTTTACTCCACTTGCAATTGAATCAGCGTATGCTTTGTTGCAGATGTCAGCCGCTGATGCTGGTGTTGTGGAAATGGTTCCAGTTGTAAGCGCAACGCTGGTGATGTCTGTGTTTGCTCCAGACTTAGCAGCAGAAAGATTTGTGCGAGCGTTTGTGGCACCCGTTGCTCCTGTACCACCATTTGCAACTGCAACAGTGCCAGTTACATTTCCAGCATTTCCAGAAATGTTTCCAGAAACTTGGCTTCCGGCAATTGCAATAGAAGAGCTTGTTACAGAAGAAACTTGGCCTTGAGCATTTGTGGTAATTACAGGGACAGAAGAAGAACTTCCGTATGTTCCAGCAGTTCCAACATTTGCTAGTGAAATGGTTCTATCAGCATTTAGTTCACCTCCACCAGAAAGTCCAGTGCCAGCAGAAACCAAGCGGCTAGTTGGAACATATCCAGCCAACTGGGCGGTTGTGGCAAGTCCAGCCAACTGCGTAGTTGAAACTGCTCCAATGCTTGCTGGAGTGATTGCATCGCTTGCACCAGCAGCATGAGACGCAGCATGTGCAGTAGGTGTGCGGGAGTTAGAAAGCCGTGAATCATCACCTTCTGTGACTGTTCCAGACACAGTGCCAAAAACAACTGACAAAGTACGATCTCCAGTCAAATCTCCACCACCAGTCATCCCTGTCCCAGACGACACAGAGCGTGTTGTTGGAACATAGCTTGCAAGCTGGGTCGTAGATGCAGCACCAATGCTAGCCGGAGTCAACTCATCAGATCCACCTACAGCATGAGTAGAAGCGTGTGCCGTAGGAGTCCGGCTGTTGCTTAACCTAGAATCATTTCCTTGAGCAGCAGTCCCAGAGGTTGTGCCATACTTGACATCAACGGTTCCAGAAGATGTAATTGTCCCACCATTAAGACCAGTTCCAGCAGTAATGCTTGTTACAGTCCCACCTGCTCCAGCACCTCTTACTAAACTAAGGCTGGCAGTCTTGGTGTCTCCACCTTGATTAAGGACTACAATGTCAGTCGTTGTGACTGATGTTGCTACTGGAAGTTGTGAAATCTTGATGTCAGCCATATTATCCTGTAATTAGTCTTAAAGACGATTCGTTTGTTAAATAAAATCCCGCTTCAGTTTGAATGAAATCTCCAGCAGGAGGAGCGGAAACATTTCGTTTTGTAAATTTAAAAGAATGAGAGCCATTCGTGTGAACTTGGATTCTCGCAAAATTCTTAGAGAACGGCAAGCTGGGGTTTACATTTCTTTTTCTAAGGAATTTGGTAATCATACTAGTAAGTGTATACCATTTTCATGCGTTGCACCTGCTGTTGCTGGCGCAAAAGCACATCAATTTGCTGTTGAATAGAAACTTCAGCCAACTGATCAAAAACATTGGCTTCTTCACTGCGGCCTTCAGAGCGAATAAAGTCCGCAGAAGTTCCGTTGATTAGGTAATCTTTAAACCTGTACGGGATCTCGACCATCTTCCAAAAAGCACTTGTGTTTGCGGGTGCAGTTGGAGCGGGAAGTAAGTTGTTTTGAATGCAATTCCAGAAGTTGCCTCGAATAGAAAGCCCAGGCAAAGTTGGATTGTAATCGGCAGTTCCCTGAGAAGGATCATAAAATGCCTGTGATCCAACATAATATGAGTTCACTGGACTATACTTTTGTCCAAATAATCTTGGTGAAATCAAACGATACTTGATGAACTTCTCAGAATCAGTCAAAAACCGAAGATACGAATACTCTTGCTGAGTGTAAGTTCCACTTGTGACAAAGTCATCTTTAGGTGGCTTGTCCTCAACAAGAAACGACTCAAACGTGCATCTTGTGTGTTTCCTTGGATCATTTGTAAACACTTCAAGTCCTTGAAGCATGTCATCTTCTAGCTGAATAACCAGATTTTGATTGGAAGCAAAGATAATCTTGCTGGTAAACGGAGAGTTAAATCCCTGATATGCAGGATATTCTACGGTTCCAAGCGGAACGGTAATGTCAACGCTGGTGATGTAATCGCCACTGTTGCTGTTGGCTGTGATGTAGGAAAATGTGTGTTCCTTTTCAGACACAGACACTCTGCTGCCATCACCCTTTAAAATGTAAAAAGGATTGGAAAATTTAACGCTTGTTGTTCCAATTGTGCCTTTTCTGAAGTTTTCAGCAGGAAAATCAATTAGGTAAATTCTCGGGAAATTGGTATCCAGTGCAACTCGAATGACCATCTCGTCAACCGTAGAAGAAACAAGGGTCACTCCTTGAACAGGGTTGCCAGGCCAAGTGTTCAAGTACCTCTCGGTGTCAGGCCATTCTTCCCTGTCCCAAATCACGCTCACCCTGCGTCCAACCATGTCGCGGACTGCACTGAATGACTTATCATTTAGCGTGTTTCTATCCAAGCCCACAAGCTGGCAGACGCTTGCTAGAATATCGCTAAACGGAACTGTCTTCATTTATTTAGGTGATGCATTAGGAGTCCAGCCAACTTGAATTTCTTTAGTGCCACCACTATTCACTTTAAGCTCTGGATTGTCACGCAAAAACTCGTCCATAAACGCTTTGTCGTTCCAGCAGGCGTATCCTAGCTTTTGTCCCCAGAAATGATATGCCGTTGTGGGGATGCGAGCTACAAGCTGACCCAATCCTTCAACAGACTTGTGTCGAACTGAATTAGCTTTTCCAAACTTTTGAGCTTCAACTTTAGCTTCAATCTGGTTTTTAAGCCAGCCAGTGCGTAGTTCAGATTCGAGTTGTTTTGCGAGTTCTCCGTCGAGTTCAATCATAAAATTATGCAGTGTTGTTGTACCCAAGGTTACGCAGCTTGAATTTAAGCAAGTCTGCTACAACTCCTTCGCTTGTACAAAAAATTGTGCGTGTCTCTCCACGCTGTCACACCACTTTTACAGTTTAGGCTGCACGCAGGTGTCGCGGAAGGCTACTAGGCAGCAGCGTAGGTGAACTTGCCGAGACCCAACGGGTTTCCAACAACCAAACCTGCAACTGCTTCGATCAAGCGAGCAGGGCCACCACCGAAATCAGGCAGTGCCGTGACCTGAGCAACATTGCCACCATAACGGGTTTCAATCAAGTTCATATCAAGAACCAGACCATAAGCCGTTTTGGGGGTGTAGCTGCTTCCAGAGATTGTTCCAATGAACGTGGTAGGATGCAAGCGCACCGTGCCAAAGTCACCCTGGAACACATCCATGCTCTGGATGTAAGCATCAGCAGCAGCATCGCGCTGGAAGGTCTGCACCTTTGTTGCGCCTGCACCAGTCACAGAAGTGACAGCAGTGGTCGTCAGAGCAGTCGTTCCAAGCAGGCTTGTGAAAGCACGCTTTAGATCCGTTCCGCAAATCAGATCAAAGGACTTGTACTGACCAGTCTGGTCAAAAATCGACTTCAACACACCCTGCACAACCGTGTCTGTCAACGCAGAAGCGTTAGCTCCAGAGACGATTGAGTTTGCGGGAGTAATGAACGAAGGCGAAGTTGTACCAGAACCGATGTTTAGTCCAGTTCCAATGTTGTCTCCACCGATCCATGCCTGAGCACCAGCCGTGAGGTAAGGAACCCCACCAGCGCCAGTGTCCTGCTGACCAAGCTGATCGGACGTAAAGCTGACTTCCATGTCACGCTTCAGACCAACAATGGCCTTTGCAACGTTGTCAGAAAGCGAGTCACGCACGCCAGCAACGTCTGCCAGATCCTGAGCGAGTTTGGAAACACGCACAGTGCGGCGGAAGATCTGGGCGTAATTAGCCAGTTCTTTACGGTAGCCATCAACGTAGTTGCTGTAGGTGCTAACGTCAGTTCCGTCAATTGTACCACCAACCACAGGCTGGGGGTTTTGATCTGCCTGCCAGCGGAAATACATATTTCCAGGCTTGCTGCCCTTGCGGGACATGGAGATAAAAGGCGTATCACGAGCGTCCACAAGGGCGATCATGTCAGCCAAGTCTTCGCGTTTACCGCGACCGCTAAGATTAGGTTCAGTGAGAAGTGCCATAAAACTAAATGAGTTGAATTAAAGGGTTTACACAAACCCCATTGCTTTAACTAAGTCTGTCAACCCTTGCTTGTCAGAGGAGTTTTTAGCAAACGCCTGACGAGCTTTGACTAAGTCGCCTTGAGCTGTTGGTGCTGGCATAGCTTTTACGGATGGTTGCGCGGGGGCGCGTTTAATTGGTGCAACGGGTGCTTTCTTTTTGCTCTGCATTTCTGCGTAAGCTTTTGCACCCAAAACAACAAGACCTGTAACATGCTTCCAATCTGCTCTGCGCCGTTTTAGTTCTGGAAACTCCTTGATTACCTGTTGAGCAACTTGATACTCTTCAGTTTCTGGTTTGTTCCACCAAGGAAAGTTAGCACTAATTTCCGATTCTGCTGCTTGCTGTTGTTGCAAGAATTGCATCCTCGTTGGTAGCTCCAACTCCTTGCGCTTCATGGCTGTTCGTTTCATGGATCGAACTTCAGCGGCAGTAAGTTCTTGCTCATCGCCATTTGGCAACGGAATTACTCCACCATCACTGTTGTCCTCACACCACAAAATGACTTCCAGTGCTCGTTTGTATTCCTCTTCTACCTTTTTAGGTGTATCTAAGGATTCAACGTAGTCTGAAACTTCAACTTTTGTTACAGGAACAGAAGCTTTAGCAGCTTCTAATTCAGACTGTAATTTAGCCAAAGCAGTCTTCTGCGCGTCTAATTCAGCTTGAGCGGCCTTCTTCGCAGCAACTAATTTGTTGATACGCTTCTGGACACCTTTACTCAAAGAACTTTCATCAACTTCAGGTTGATCGGATTCTACTTCAGACTGGTCATCTTCCTCTTCAGAGGAGACGGGTTCTTCTGTAGTTTCCTGTTGCTCCACTGGAGCGGGAGCGGGCTGCTCCTCCTCGTTGAGGAAGCTATCAAGCAGGCTTTTTAAACCTCCATGACTTAAACCGAGTTTGTTTGCAACGGGATTACTTTCTGCCTCCTGACCCGTAGAATCAGGCTGTGTATCGTTTTCGTTCATGGAATTAAGGTTCCAAGATCCTTTAATTTATTCAATTCATCCCAGTAACGCTGAGAAGTCCGTTAATGGCTTTATGCCAAATTATCGTCAGAAGTCAAACCATTTAATGTTTTAGCTTCATTTCTTAATGATATAAAAAGTGATAAAATCATGTTTGCGCCATCTGCTTGTCCACAAGCATGAACCCTGTCTTCCCCTTTAGGTTCGGCACTGATAGCGTGCATCCACAGTTGCTCCTGAGTTTGCTCAATAACTTTAATCATTTCTGCCCAAAGTTCATTGTTTCCTGCAAACCCAAACAAATTTCGCTGATTTTCAGTCATTTATTGTGGTTGTTGCTGCATGGGAGTTACTCCAATGCGACCAATCTGAGCATTTTGCTGTTGCATCACACTCATCTCCAAACTCTTAACATAATTCTGGAACAATGCTTGGAAGTTCTCATCCTGTTGCAACGCCCCCTGAGCCTTGGGATTTGATTGCAAGATCTGTTGCGTGTATTGCAACTTGGTTTGTGCAGCAGGATCGTTCTCTTGATACAAGGCTTCGTTGCCAAGCAGCATCATGCCAATGTCGTTCTGAACATCTTTAAACATCTTTTGAGATGCTTGGTTCTGGTTTAGCACGAGTTCCTGAGCCATCTCGGGAGCAATGGCTTGAATCATCATCTCAGTAAGTCTGTTGCGGTTTAGCACTCCACCCGTGTCCATTTGTGCGATCTGACTAAGGAACTGGATCTTCTGAGCAACATACTCTTTGTCCATGTTCATCACGTCAAATCGGACGTTAAGGTCAAATTCGTTGTGTATTTCAGACAAATTCTGTGGCAACACTCCTCCAGTAATTCGCTGAATCTCTTCTGGTGACATGTACTGGCAACAGAGCGCAAACATCTGGCGAAACACTGATCTCCATGTCATCAGCCATGAGTTCACCAGTGCCTGCTGGGTCATCTGCGTCTTAAGCGGTGGCACAAGCGCATTGATTGTCCCAAAGTAAGCCGCATGACTGGCTTCTACCCGAGTAATCAGGTTAAATGCAGTCGTAGGCTCCCGTGCAGGAGGCTCCATGAACGTGTAATCGTTCTGATTTGTAACAGGCAAAGCAACGCCTGGCCCAATCTTGTTAATTGAACCAATCCGCTTTACAACCTTGATTGGAGGAAGCGTGGAAAACGCCGTGTGGTCACGGATGGAGTCATGCTGCGCTTTGATCTCATCTTGATCAGTACTTGCAAGCTCAGGAATGCCGCGAGTGTCAACGACAGCCCTACGAAGCTGCTCACGACGAAACTCAACAAAGGGGTACTCGCCGTGCGCGTAGTCGAGACGCTCGTGGATCGCCCAAGATGCTGTGTCCTGCACTCGGTTTGATGCCGCTTGGGGACAAATGACAGTGTAGTATATCGCGGGTGCATTGCCGTCCATTGATTTGGTGTAGCAATACACCACCTCAACCATGTTTGTGTAGTTGATGCCGTTGTAAACCAACATTGTTGTTGTGGGCAACAAGTTGATGTTGTAATAAGTGCTGCTCTTGCCAAGAGCCTGCAAAGCACGATCAACCCATTCGGGATTCCAGCCCTCTGTGGTGATCTTCTCACGTAGTTCAACCTCAGACATCCATGTTCTGCGGAAGATTACGCGAGCACGCTGCAAATCTGCTGCCTCTGGGGGGAAAATGATCTCGTCCCAAGGCTTTAAGGCGACAATCTCAGGCAAATTCTTGCTGACATACTCCTGTTCATAGGAAGTCTGCCCAACTTCAGCCAGTTCCTTGACCATGGTCTTGGCCTGAGACATTGACAAATCGGGAATAGCAGCCTGGATAATAGCAGCCGCCTGATCTGGTGCCTGCATAATCAACTGCGGTAATTCCATAAGCGTCTGACTGCCAGACTGTTGTGCCAATTGGATTACTTCATCCATGGTGATTGGCTGAGAACGCTTACTAATGTTCTGCTGCCAACCTACAAAGAATGCACTCCAGCCGTACTGCAAAGCGTACTGTGCGCCCAATTCAGCCTCTTTGCGAAGTTGCTGTGGCATCTTGGAGTCTCGAATCCACCTGAGCAAACTGGTTGCTGTACTGCTGATAATAGTATCATTTAGTTCATTTGGATTGGCCCGAATGTCTGCTTTCTCAAATGCAGCGCACAGCAAAGTAGTCAACTCATTGCAGGTTGAATCAATAATGCGGTTACGAACATCAGAAGCCCCCTCAAACGGCCAAGCAGGACTGCCTTCTGGGCGGTTTTCACTGTGTTTCTTGCCGTCATCCGTCTGACCAGACCATCTTGAAAAGCGGATATTATCAAACTTAGTGACAAGATTGCCCTGACTGGAATTAACCATTGAACGGTTGTATTCATCAAGCAAATCACCTACATGCGGTGTCGCAGAGGCAATTGCTAGCGGATCAGTCTTTGATGTGGGCATAGTGAATTATTAATAAGTACCACACTTAGCAGAAGATTGCCATTGCTTTTTCCATTTATCGCTATTTGTGTGTTTTGGTTGCATTACCACTAAATATCCCAGTGCGTCAATAGGATCTTTGCTGGCTCCTTTCTGACCGTCTGCTCCTGTCCACTCCCTTAACGAATAAATTAGGTTCTGACAATCAACATGAACCATTAATCTAGGGTGATTTGCTTCGTCATCAATAGGTTTCTCTCTGTCGTAACACAACAAATCGTTAATAATTAGCACCCGTTCATCAACAGAAACCCCCACACTTGGCAGGAAATATAAAGGATCTGTAGCATCCAGAAGCAGATCCAACAGAGTAATCCCGCCTTCTTTACTGGTCGTTTCTGTGCCAGCAGACCTAGGATCTATGTATCGCTCGGCAATTTCTTCCCGTTTGTCAGAGTGTGTCTCTAGATCCCAGATCAGTTCTGTGTACTCGTTCACACCACGGCCAGCTCCCTGCCGTTGAGCGGGGCCGGGTTTACCATCAGCCTTCTCGCTAGGCAGCGACCACTCGCCATAGCTCGCATCCGGCCATTCTCGGTAGACCCAGATCGTCCCATGCACATCCACCCTTGCCCAGAGCATGAACCAGTTTCTTGCCCCTGCTGGGTCAGCTACCATGTAGTTTGTGCCCTCAGGTGCAACTTCAGTGACCTTGTCGTGAAAGATGTTTACGTCTCCAAACATTGGAAACTGACTTCCGGCAGTTTGTTCTGCCCAACCATAAGCACGAATCTTGATGTCATGGGTACTTCTGGTCTTGAGCGTCTGTTTCATGCGTTCCCAGTTATTGTAGGGATTTAGCTTAGAATGGAACCAGATGCAGCCATGCTTGCCATACACGCTCTCTGCCGTGTAGGGCATGTTGCCACGGGGCACGCCAATCACGTTGTTGTTAGGCAACAACTCTGCTTCCTTCCAAGTGGTGATCTTGCTGGTTGAGATAAACTCCTTGACGGTCTGAGTGTATCCAAGGATTGGGGTAAAGGTAACGATCAGCTTGCCGTTGCGTGTCACCAGACGGTATCTGAGCGTCTCCAGCCAGTCAGCGGGCACTAACTCGTCACACCAAACAAAGTCTACCTCTCCACCCTCAACAACCTTGATGTCCTGGCTGTAGTTAAGAAACCAGATCTGGTTGTTCTGGTAGACTGCTGTGTTATCCGAGAAACCGTTCTTCTGTGTCCAGCTGACCTGAGTATGCCTGCTGCGCTTGGCCTCTTTCAGTTCCTTTGGCAGATATTTATGAAACACGTTTTGCTGCATGGATACACTGGTCATGTGGGTAGTGTGCAAGCACCAGATGTTGATGCCACGCTTCTGAGCTTTCTCGGCTACCCACGGTGGCATAGTCCCAGACAGGTCTGTACCCACAAATGCTTGAGCTATGCGTTTTGCGGAATATTCTGTTTTAGACGCCCGATTTCCACCAAGTATGAGTATTTCATTATGTCGATTTAAAAGATCATCAGCATCTTTCCATGGTGGCAATTCCATCCCATACCTATACGGATCATCCTGCTCCGCCTTCACACGCTGCTCACGCATCAGGAACAGCCGCATCGTCTCCTCTGGGCCAATGTTGTTGATCATGGCCAACCGTTGATCTGCCGTTGGAGCAGGCATCATCGGGTGATCCTGAAGGGGAAACTTGAGTAGCTTTTCTACCAACTTTTCTGTGGACATATTTTTGAGTATGGGGTACTTTTTGTGCGTAGGCCACTCATAGGTCTACCGCGTAGGCACTGAGATATCACCTGAAAGAAGGACTCACTGCTGAAGACACGGTTGAGAGTATCCCTCTTGACTTTCATTAAAAATGGTAGGCGTTGAAGAGCTTACCAGTACTACACAGTCGTTCCCGCGAGAGAGGATAAAGCTAGGTTGAACGGGTAGCCGTGGGCTAAGACTGTGGTGCGAAACAACGGATGATACTTTATATGGATCATTGATTTGCTTGAGTTAGTACACTCCCAAGATAGGCAGCAATGCTGAGTCTTGGGGGTACTATGCTCACTCGGAATCCTCATTACTGGATTAGTAATTTGCCTCCCCCCCTAAAGGGGAGGCAGCAAAGGAATAATAAGAATAAGGTTGCAAGCGGTAGCTTGCGGTTGACGAGCGGAGCGAGTGAGTGTGGCGAGCGTGAGCGAGCAATGTTAATCTTCTTTTAATAAGAATACCTTTATTAAAGAAAAAGAGCATTCCCTTTAATAGATGCCATTCCTTCATCTTTCTATAACTTAGTAAGGGTGCTACTGGGTGACGTCTTCCCCAAGAACAACTCGCCATTCTTCACCCGAATGATCTGGCCTACCCGCATGGTGTTACCTTTCAGACCCACCCAGACACGGCCTTTATCGGTCTCCACCCACTTAAAGTTGGCGTAGATCTTCTTAATCTTACACTCCTGCATTGGACAGTAAGAAGGCAGTAGACCATCAAAGTTGTTCACCTGGATCGTTGGCTCTGTGTCCGCAGGCGTAGCTGGTCGCCGCTCTTTCGTGGATGGTTCTGTTGACTCTGGCTGTGACTCTGGCTGCTTAGGCTCGGCAATATTTGCCTGCTCAGGCCAGCTAATCCGCATACCCTTTTCGTCCAACTCCAGAGTAGCTCTTTCAAACGGAGGAATGAACACAGGATGATCAGAAGGCAACGGTTTAGCCACACTATTGCTTAGAATATCCTGCCGAAACATGGCTCGCTGTCCCTTAAAACACCCCTTCAGCACGTAGTCCACACCCTCTTTGTAGTTATTTAGACTGTAGATCAGCCCGTCCCGCTTCTGTACTAACTTGCAACTTACATTAAACTTCATAGTAGATTTCATCGTATAATAGTCTTACGGATTGTGATTGTGTATCATTTTTGTACACTATCAGCACCCGCTCACAGTGACACGACTACCTGTACACCCAAGCGCACACACGGTCAACACTGAATACGGAGCGAGCGTTGTGCGGCAAAAAGGAACCTCCCGTGGTGCGCATCAGAGAGAGGCGTGGGAGGTGTTGTTGCGCACAGAGTAGCACACACGCTACAGATGGCCAGTTGCAAAATAAAAATCTGGTGGGGCTTATGCGTAGCTGCTTCTTCCTAGAGAAAGCCTTCGACCCCCCTCCCCCCCTTCTGAAATTGAAGCTTGGTCTGAGACTCGCCTGGATGTCCGATTTAGACATGCACACCCTAGCACTAAGCACGACTGGTGTTGTATTGGGTTATTGAATGGGAGTTAGCATGTGGAGAATGAGTATGCTTGGCACGCAGCACGCAGGCACGCAGCACGGGAGGCGGAGCGGCTCGCGGGGTTCTTTGTTTGGGCTTGGGCTGAAAACGCATCCCTTCCCATAAATAACGCCATCCCTATTTATTCGCCCTTTTCCTGCTCTTTTCTCGCCATATTGTGCCACTTTCCCTAACTTCTCGCTACCGCACCACGCAAAAAGGGAGGCCACCTTTCGGCAACCTCCCTTCAACTCTGCTTCTCGCCTAGCCTAGCCTAGTTCCTCCAAAATGCGAGCACGCAATATATTGGCAGCGCGACACATAGCAATGCCAGCGCCCCAAGAATGATTATTAGTTCAAGCATATGTTCTCGTTTAGTGCCACCCATACGATACGATGGAGACGCTCTTGCTCCAACATGCCCTACAGTCTAGGCATTGGTTTCCCTGTGCTTTGCTTGGACACGGCGAGCCGATCGGATCTTGCTTATCTGTCACCGTTGAGCACGGCAGCTTTAACGCACTAGGGGGAAGCTTGTCCCTCATATATGCGCTTAGTCGCACTGTAAGATTCTCGGGGAACTCACCGTGAATCGCTTGCCATTGTGACACTGTAGCAAGTTCCTTAGTGGGCAACCAAAAACGACACCATGGCACAGCCTCTGCAATCGCGACGATGTGTTCCAACATCTCCAGGTCAGCAATATCTCCACTGTCGAACCAACGGAAATACGTTAACCCCTTCCGCGTAATCAATTGCGCCATGTTCTCCCTCCAAGCAAGCGTGTTGGAGCTGTACACTTCCCATCGTTTTTCTAAAGCAGCCTGTACGTTCCCCCATGTATATGCTCCTTTTTTCGCGTAGCAACCTTCACAAATTGAGCCCGATACTTCGGAGAGCTTTCCTCCAACATTGCAACGATGGGCTGAGATGCTCCAACTAGGACATGGCATTTTGCTAGTCTGTGAGAGACCGCCGATAAGTGATTCTAGTTCAGATAATTTCATGATGTTATAATCCTAAAGCTTGTAAAAGTTGAGTATTATAAAGCCTACCAATCGTCAGAACATGTTCATTCTGAGATAGATATGCTACATATTCACATTCAACCCCTAGGGTTCTCAAGTGGTTTATTGCCATCTGGTCACAGTGCGAAAGCGTATAGTCATAAGGGATAATCAGAGCTTTTTTGTATCGTGGGAAGGTGAGTTTAACCCTTGAACCCAATGTAGTTGTGGGACCCATGTACCGCACAATACACGCCGTCGAAGGAAGCGGGTTGTTATGTGACGGGTTCATTCTCCTCTCCCTCCCTTGAAAGCTTCCATGATGAGCACATTATGTGACCCGTAAACTTCCCTTTCGCCACAGCATTCACACTCATATCCGTCCGCATCTGGTTCAATCCCAGACACTTCTTCTCCGCAAGCTAGGCAAAAGCCTTGGCAGTCATCTCTTTGGAGCATAGACTCCACTTCTTCCCATGTTGGGAAATTTTTTGCATTTTTCATTGTATCTTTTTTATTTGGTTAGGGTTACAGACTATTTTCTTCCTTTTATGCCATCCAATACTGTGCAGACGTAGGGGATTGCAAACGCAAGCACCAGGCAAAGCCCGATAGTGCAGCGGAGCATGTGACGGACGTCTGAGACGGTAGTTAGGTCAATGTTTATCATATCTAAAGCGCAGGTTGGTTGATCCTGCTCCCTATACATCGGCACAATTCAGCCCCGCTTTAGTTTTTTTTTCATCTTTTTTCTTCGACCTCGCCTGTCAACGCAACCAAGCCCCGACACTCGGCAACCCAATTCCCCTTAATCCAATCCCCATTAATCCAATCTACCCTAACCAAACCAAACTATACTAGTGCTGTAGCCTTTGATTCGACTGACGACCAGGCCGGGCGACGACCTGACGCCCTGACGTTCTGCCAGGTGACCCATCGTTGACACATGGCATATCCGTGGGAAACAATTGTTTTTTGAAATTTGAAATTTGATTTTGAAATTTGAAATTCAATTTCCCAAAACGAAAATGGGGCCAGACCCAGTGCATGCACTGAACCTGACC